AAACATAAACGTAAAACTCCAAATGCAGTAACAATTTGATGCTCATCAACATGGTTATCATGTCCAGAAAAATCAGCATTAAAAACAATTGTTTTTCTTGGATCACGAGATAATTCATCCATAATAGTAACATAATTACGTTGTTCCAAAGATCGACCAATAAAATTATAACCTTCGTTCAAACGTTGGAAAGCTTTAGTAAGGGGAACAGCTACACTTTGGCCTAAAATAGTAGGAACGTCTTCCATCATAAGAATAACTCTAGTCTTTAACCTTTTAAATTTATCTTGTGACTTAACACGTTTCTCTCTTCCACCAACCGTCATTAAAGACATATCAAAAACCTGTTTATACCTTTTAATAACATATAAGAAATATTCCTTGGCAAATGCTTTAGAAAAACCAGTAGTCGCTTTCCGAGTTTTACCTAATAATTTCCAAGTTAAAATCCCAGGAAAAGCCTTACCTTTAGACAAAATACCATTAACCATCTCAATATTCCAATAACGGATATAAGGCAATTTAAAATCAATACCGACTCGGGAAAAGATACCATTGATCAAATCAGTACAATTGTAAAATTTATCTTTTGGAGTACACATATCAATAAGGTTTTCTTTAGAATACTTCCAATTCCCAGGATAAACTTGTTTATTATTTAAAAAATTTAAATCATAAATAATTTCATCCTTTAAAGCATTCTTAACATAATTATCTTCGTGATAATCTCGGTTATCGACTTTAAAAGGTAATGAACCTTTAAAGACACCAACAATTTTAGAAACTTCAGTAATAGGTAAAGGAATACCTTTTTCTCTAAAATTCTCACTATTAACAGTTTTAAGATATTCAAACAAATTAATTTTAGAAAAATTTACTTGTTGTACTTTAAGTTTTAGGCTGTAACCTTCAGTAAAGAATTCATAATTATAGAATCTTTTCACTACACCGGTTAATCTGTTTTTGAATGAAATCTTGGCATTAGTTATATTATCGCCAATAGTACAAAAAGTTTTTGTCCAAATATCACAATTCTTAAAATCTAAACCCATAAAACCAAACTTCGAACGAGGATC